ACCACCTTTGCACTTATGTTAATCCTACGTTGTTGTATACGTTCATGCCCGATGAAGCCGCGTCCACCCGCAGCGATTATAGTTATCGCTTCGGTCCTGACGGCAAGGTCATGTACCAGGTACTTGGTGGTGCCATTTACTCCCACCACGTCTACAACTACTCTCCTGACACCATCACCGTTTCCGTCACTGTGTGCCGCATTCCCATTTATGTGGCCACATACAACGTTGACCGTCGCAAGGTTTCGGCTGACCACCAGCTGGTCCTTCTCACACCCATTGGCTACTGGCGTGGACTTGGCGCTGTCATTGCCTGTGTGCTTGAATCAAATTCTCTTAAGTACATTGACCCGGCCCGTGGCAGTTACACTCGTCTGGAAATTTTCTGCCCAAAGCGTGGCAGTTTGATTTCGACTGCGGCCCATGGTGAGACGATTTGTGCCACCATCCCGAGTGATGTTGATGCCAGCTTGCAACGGTTGGTCCGCGAGTCCAAGTACGACATCGCTGCCAACACCATCGAGTCGTATCTTGGCCCGCCACCCACCGACCCTGCTCTTGTTGTGGAACGCAAATGTCGTGGTTTGCTTCTTGCCAATGTGCACAAACTGCGCCTGCCCCCGCCTGACTACATTTGCCCCGTCGAGTTCTCGTGCCATCGTTACACCTTCGGCCAGTCTGACAACCGAGACAAGCCAGCTCTTGCCCCATATATGTCAGCCATTTGCCTAGGGTCGTATGTGCCCATCCGCTCTAAAGCCAATGAGGCCGCGAGTGTGAAGCAACGAGTGACTGACCTCGTCAATCGACAGGAGCCGGACGCTTTTACCATGCGTTGTATTGCCGAGTTCGTAGAACACTGTGTGCCAATTCCTCATCAAGGTGCACCGTATTCTTATGATGAGAACTTTGTCCGGCAAGACAGACCCAGCCAACGACTGCTGCTGCATGTTGCGAACTCCACTGTTGCGTGGGCGTCTGATCGCCTCCAGGAAGTCAAATCCTTCCTTAAAGCCGAAGCTTATCAGAAGCCCGCTCCGCCTCGCAACATCTCCACGATTTGCCCCACCGATAAGTCTGAGTGGTCGACGTACAATTACCCCATTGCCGACCACCTCAAGACCTTGCCTTGGTACGCCTTTTCCCTCACCCCTTTGGAAATCGCTAACCGCGTTGCCCTCATCTGCTCTCTGTCCACTACCATCACTAAGACAGATTTCACGCGCTTTGATGGCACAATGGGACCTACCCAACGCATGCTGGAAGAGGCTTATACGTGTCGGCTGTTTGCCACGGCGTTCCATGTTGACATGTTGCGTGTCCAGCGCTCACAGCAC